AGAGAGTCTGGAATGCGATGAACACTTAACAGATTTATATTGTTTGTTATCTTTTGTGGTGGGTAAAGATTGTACATGGGAGGATGTTCATGATGCGTGGGCTATTTGGGAGAATAGACAGAACCCTGACCATAAATCACTAATCCCATTCGAAGAATTAAGTGATGATATTCAAAAATTAGATGCAGATTATGCGAGAGCAATTCAAAACACTACAAATACCTAAAGGAGAAATAAAATGATAGGATATTACATAGCAATAATGGTAGGATTCATAGCAGGTTATTTTGTTGCCTGTTTGATGATGATTGCTAAAGGAAATGATAGGATAGATATAGATATGGATGATTGGGAATAATGATGGATAACCATGAATGGAAAGAGTATTATTTAAATATATTAAAAAATTTAGGTATATATTCAACCTTAGACGAAAAACAATTCAATATCATATATAAACGATATAGAAAAATTGGTGAGAGAAAGACTTTATTCTTCCACCAAATAAAAAAGGAGACAAAGAAATGAAACATGTGCATTGGGCAGTACAAACATATCATATTAAGCAACAAAAGTACGAGAGAACTCATAACAAAGGATTTGCTGTGAAGTTATGCCCTACATGTAATAATGTATGGGAGAAGCATTTTAAAGAAATAATGGTACATACTGATTTTCCAAGAAGAGGATTAAGGAAAAAGGAATGTAAATACTGCAAGGAGAAGAATGAAAAACAAGCATTGGACAGGCAAACCCTTAGACAGTCATGCTGAATGTTTAAATCAAGCATGTAACAGATACTTTAATATATATCACAAAGACACAAATCAATTGTGTAAACCATGTAATAAAAAGTACAAGGAAAAAATAAAGAAAGAGAAGAAAAAATAATGACACACGAAAAAATAATAGAATTATTAATAATATCAATCAATGCATTATTAATTGGTATAACCTATTTGTTGTTTTATATATGCAACAAATTAATGGAAGGAAAAAATGAGTAAGAAAAAATATCATGTAATTGGAAATGGAGCTATCTGGAAGAACAAGTATAAGAAAGCAGAGAATGAACCGTTCTTTAAAGGTAAAGCTACAATAATGGGTAATGAAGTAGAAGTAGCTGGTTGGTTTAAGAACAGCAAAGATGGTAAAGATATGATCTCTTTATCCTTCTCAGAGCTTGAAGAATACGATGAACCTAAAAGAACTATAAAGCAAAGAGAAGAGAGCTTACAAGACATATTTGGAGTGAATAATGGCAAGCGTTAAGGGAGCAAAAGCTAAAGGAAGAAATTTACAGAACCTTTTAAGAGATAAGTTGAGAGTAGCATTTCCGTCTCTTGAAGAGGATGATGTAAAGAGCCAAACTATGGGCATGACAGGGGAGGATATTGTATTATCCCCTGCTGCTCGTAGGAAAATACCTTATAGTTTTGAATGTAAGAATGTAGAGAGGTTACAATTCTGGAAGGCAGTAGAACAATGCGAAGATAACTGCAAAGAAGGAATCACACCTGTAATAGTAGTTAAGAAGAACAGAAAGAAACCAATGGCTGCATTACCATTAGATATATTGATTGAATTAATAGGAGATAAAAATGTTTAGTTATCGAGATTATCATAATAAAAAAGAATCTTTTATGGAAATTACATTTTTAATATTTTCTTTATTAATATATTATAAAACAAAATATGGTTTTACATTTGCAATTACAATCCATAATCTATTATTTGAAATTACTATTACTAATTGGAAAAACAGTCCAATTAATAAATTAATAGATAAGTTAAATGCGAGGGGGGAATCAGCTAAATAGAGTAGCTGGTATAACTGGGGGAGAGTCATCACTTTCTCCCAGTTTTTTTACTTCTTGCGCTGCTTTTATATAAGGTAATCCTGTCATTTTTTCTATTGAATACATAGGATTTTCTAAAACTCCTTTAGAATCTTTTACAATTCTCCCAAACGGAAACATTGTATAAATATAATAATCACTCACTCTTGAGTAATCATCTTCTAACATCCCTTTAAATACAGCTGCTGGCATTCTCATAGCTGGAGGCATAACCATCTGCAAAGGAGCAATAGGGGTTGGTAAAGATCCAAAGAATGCTCTATCTCTTTCAGTTTCATCTCCAAACATCCAATCAGCAGTATCTTGCATCCAATTATAAGGAGCAGGTAAAGAAGACTCAAATAAAGAATAGGTAAATAAACTTGCTAATCCTAAAGAGAACATATCAAGAACAGCCATTCTTTTAAATCTTTCAAATTCATGTGTTCCTTCTTGAAATCCTTTCACTTTAGCTTCTCTAAGGACTTCATTTCTAAATGCGACAGAGTTCCAACCCCACAACTGGAATCTTGACATTACCTTCCCAAGTGCAGTATCAGCAAAAGCAGGTCTGAAAGGTGAAGAATATAAAAATTGAGTAGATTTAACCCCTTTCTTTGCTAAATTAATCAAGAAAGGATGTTCATAATCTTCAATAGCTCCTCTAAAATTCTTATGAGCTTGAACATAATGAGCCATAAAAGAATCTACCCTTAACATTCTTTCAGATATTTTCATGAAATAAGCTGCTTTTTGGAATAAGCTTTCATTAATCTGATGTTTTTCTGCAATACTCATTAGAGAAGAATCTTTTAAATTAGGATTTTGTAATATCTTCTCGACAGCTTCTTCAAAGAATCTTTTAAAATTAGTACCCTTAAAATGAGGATTTAAAGATGCTTCATGTTGTAAAAAATCTTCTAATACACCATGTTTAATAGCAAATTTATTTAAAGAATCACGACTATCTAAAGAATGATCTACATTATTTTTTAAATAATTATAATTCCTACCATCTTTCCAATTAGTTAATCCAGCAGATTGAATAGTTAAAGTAGTACCACCCCAAATATTACCTAATCCAGATTTAGGATGAGCTAACAAGGAGGCTGTTTCGTATCTTGCTTCAATATTAGACCAATGCCTAAGCTGATTATGAGTTATACCTCTAAGACTTTCAGGTAAATTTTTATCTTGTATATTTAAAGCTTTAGAAATAGAGTTAATTCTATTTTTCACCCTATTATCTGCCCACCAAGCATAAGGAGTTCCTTTTAAATTCATACCCTTATCATTATAGATATATTCAGGAATAACATTAGGAAAACCCATAGATCTTTGAACATACAATTGGAAGAATTTCTCCCATTTGTCTATAACTTCAGGACTCCACTTATTTCTTACATCAAGTTTAAATTTAGATATTTGTGACCTACCAAGCATTGAAGCTACCTGTCTAAAATACTGCTCTGTAATTCCCTTCATATATTTATGAAAAGATTGAGAAGATGTATCCCAGCCAGACAAATGTGTTTCTCTTGAATACATAGAACCTACAGTAGCATTAATACTTTGAAAATCTATAAATTCTTTTTCATTTCGCTTAACCTTCTGTAATTCACTTTCCCACAATTCATTTTCTTCAATATCTCTTAAATGATAATCTCCTGTAAGACTATAATGTTTTAATATCATCTTTCTAATCTGTTCAGCTTTTTCTTTCTTAGGCAATCCAGATTCTTGTAATTGCTTTACAGCCTTATTTAAAGATTTAAGTGCAAGAGCTTTATCACTTGTTATATGAGGAAAATATCCATCAACAATCTCTCCCATAATGTGATCATTAAAGTTCTTACGCATATTCATACGAGTTTCCCATTTAACAGTATGATCATCTATTCTTTGCTCTTTAGCAAGCACTCTAATACCTTCAATACCAAAAGTCATAGGAATAGGCTTACCTGTAGCAATAGCATGTCTAACATCGTTTAAATAACGATTATAGTCAAATTTAGCATCTACCCCCTCATAATCATCCCTATGGAGACGATATTTCTCCATTTCTAATCTATCACCCTTTAAGACCTTATACATTTTTTTACCCCATCGAGTATAATGTTGGTCTATCTTTTCAACTAATTCTTCACCTGTAAGACTTTTTCGAACACTCTTGCCTTCTTCATTCTTAACAAGAATATTAAATTCTCTATTTTTTATATTATATTTACCACCTGTATAGTATTTTTTTACTTCATTCCAATGATTTTGATACGCTAATGCCTTATTTTTATCTGTTAAAGTATTAGCATATCTTAGTTCCATTTTCCTGATACCTATCTTTTCAATCATCTCTCCAATAGGAATACCACCAACCCTTTCTTCCTGTAAGGAATTTAAAAAAGAAAGTTCTTCATTAAATTTATTCTTTTTATCTTCAAATGCTGCCATAGCATTCTCCATAGATCCATGCATAGAAGATGTTAATCCATGCATAGCAGAAGCAGGTCTATATATTTTACCACTATAGACTTCAAGCTTTCGAGGATCTAAGACAGCATCAGCTAAGAAAAATCCACCTTCTTCATAAAGATCTATATGCCTTCTCATTAAATCTCTATTTATAGCTTCAGGAAACATCATCCAATGCCACTTTCTAATTAAAGGTCCTTTGTCACCCTTTTTTATAGAATCTGTTAATGCTTGCCACCATGTACCAGTCTTTATAGATTTTAATGACTTATTAAATACTCCTATATCATACATATTCGCAGAAGCCATATCCTTATTTGTTAAAAATCTAAATAATCCATTTATATTTCCTGAATTAATTGTAGTAAAATGAGACACATTATCTAACAATTCGTCAACCATTTTATGTTCTTTTTCTGACAGTTTTCTTGGTCCTCTATCAGTTATTAGATCCTTAACCTTATTTCTCAAATGTTCTGACTCAAACATTTGCACTTCAGTTTTCACACCATCAATATTTATATTTTCTTTAAAACTAACAGCTTCTTGTATTTCCTCACCTAATTCTGCAACAGAATCTCTTAAATCAGCCTTCTTAAATTGTTTTTTATATTCATTTAAATATTCAGCGATAACTTTATCAGAAACTTCAGGAGAATTAAATCCAACCTTTAAAGAATATGTTCTACTTGCTTTATCAATCAATCTACTTGAGATTAAATCTAACAATCTTTCTTTTTTACCAGAAGCAATATCTGCAAGATTAATTACTTCCTTAATTCTTTCAAGATCGCCTCTTCCAAAACCTGTAACCATCATTGAATCAAATAAATCTTTTTGATTTTGACTTAATTCACTCTTAGCTTCATTAATTAACCTATCAGCTTCATTCTGATTTAATGTATTACTTAATTTTTCACCCTCTTGTATAGCCTTTCCGTCTCTCTTCTCTAATTTTTCAGACATATCAATAAGCTCTTTATACTCTTGTTGATTTAATTCTAATTCTTTACTACTATTTAAAGCTTTTATTACATCGCCTAAAGAAGCATCCTTTAATTCAGTTTTACCATCAGCAATCTCTTGCATTTCTTTATTTGCAATCGACCATAATCTTTTTATCTCTTCAGTCTTTTCATGTATCTCTTTAATCTTCTCAGGACTTTCATTTTTAGCATATTTAGATATAAGCTTTATACCTATAATATCAGACATATCGTTTATTATAAAATCTCTTGTTTGATTTACAATATTTTCTATCATCCTAATTTTAGTTTCAGGAGTCAATTTTTTTTTCTTGAACTTACTACTTTTTAATTCTTTAGGAAAAAACTTATCTATTAAATTCCATTTGCCTTCATTATGGATAAATGCTCTCATATTCTCAGGTTTATACAATTGTTCCTTTAATACTACATTAATTAAACCTCTCTCCCCTTGCCATTTTACAGGGAAATACCTTTGCATTGGACCTTCTAAATACTCATAGTTTTCTTTAATATATAAATAATCCTCATACATCTTCTTTAATCCTGCTACATCAACCCTTTCTAATATATCTTCATGCCATTTGATTTTTTCTACAAGTTCAGCAATACGAGGTAATATTGTATCTCTTGCACCTTCAGATTTATTCTTTACTACCTTTAATTTTTCAAGTATCTCATAATAAGTCCACTTTCTACCTTCTTTAAAATTCTTACCAAATAAAGCAGAGTTCATTTCATGGTAATCTTGGAATATAGCCTGTTTCTTTTCAAAAGCAGACGCTTCTTTTTTAGCCTTACCATTCTTTTTCTTAACACCCTTAAATTCATACTTAAAATGAGCATCTAATATCTGTTCTTGATAATGACCAGCTGTTTTTAATCCTGCAAAGTCCATAGGATCTAATGGAAATGCAACTGCTGCTCTTGATATTTTCTTTGCATTAGCTAATTCTTCTGGAGTAACTCTTGCTGTAGCCCTTATAGAGCCTGTTTTATTACCATTACTATCAAAAGTATCAATCCAATCAGTAGTCCCCTTTACACCATCCTTATTAACCATGTTTGCTATTTCTGAATGAGCTGCAACAGCAACTTGTTTAGCAACTACTGCTGGTCCTAAAACTTTACGACCTGTAGCCTGATTATCTGATATTTCTTTTCTTCTTACTGGTGAATATGTAGCAGCCTTATGTTTAAACCTTTTTTCAACCTCTTCTGGAGTTCCTTCAGTAAACAAATCAACCATTTCTTTATCATCTTTACCCTCTTGAAAGATTAAATTCCCAGAAGAATCCTTAGTATAATGTTCTTCTCTTTGAGCATTGTAAACCTCTTTCCATTCTTTAGGCATATTAAAGAATACAAAAGCCTTATCACCATCTAAATCTGCACCACCTAATGCTCTCATCTTTTCAGGATGTAATACAATCCCATACCCCAATCTGTCAGTAAACCCATGAAATGTACCTAATTGAGCGCCTGAAACAGAATCCATAGGTATTCTTGCATTTACAGCTTCTAATATCTCTTTATATTTTGTTTCTTCTTTTTCTGATAAATCACCAGACTTATATTTTTCCCATATTTTATCTAATCTTAATTTTCCATTAGGTAAAAAATCATCATATATTACTTTCTTCTTCCAACCCTTATCTAAAAGAAATAACTTACTATTTGTATTTAATTCAGGATACATCTTCTTTATATAAGGATCATAAGGTCGAAGATACGCTGTTCCTGAATTTGGCATCTTAGGTCTTGTAGCTCTTTTTACTACATAATTCCGTAATGCTTTTTGAACATAATGTCTAACATTTTTATGATTTATTACAGATATATCACCACCACCAAGACTTAGCATTCTATCAATAGATGAATCAAAAGTAACATTTTCATTCATTATTTTAGCACCTTCGCTTGAATTTATTTCACCACTTTCAATTAATCCCTCAATATATTCAGTATTTAATTCTAAGATTTTAGAATATGCTTTAGCTGTAAAATCTGCATACTTAGGGTCTCTAAACATTTTAAACATTGTTTCAACATTTATATTATCCAAATTCTCAAGTAATTTTTCTTGAATTACAAGAGAATCACCATCTAATTTTTGAAACTCTGCAATAGCTTTATTCATATCTTCCGTTCCCTTGAAAGATTTTAAAATTAGGGTTGCATGCATATCTCTTACTACTTTAGGAACAAGTTTTAACATTGCAGGATCACCTGTATATCCAGTCAAAGATGTAAGCATTTGTTTAGGAGTCATTGCATTATCTATCATGTGGTTGTTTGATAAAACTCCCATCATTACTTTAACATCCTTTAAAGGAACCTGATACATTACATCTTCAATACCCTTTGCAGGAGATATAAGTTTTACATCCCTTTTATATGAAAACAATCCTGAATTTTCATTATAAAGATAATCTTTAAATGTAACAAAATCAAGAGCTGCTGAGTCAGCATTATACTCATCAACAAATTGAATACCTTGCTTTATTTCTGCTTCAGTAGGATTTCTAATAAAGAAATTATCTTTTCTTATTATCTCTCTATTTAATTTTTTTGACCATTGTGGAGTCGTTACCCAATGTTCAAATTCAGCTTTAATATCTTCGTGTTCTCTTAATAATTGTTCACTATCAATATTTTCTCTCGCCCAAACTTCATTTTTTGTTTCATATCCTTTTAAACCATTTTCATCAAGTTCGTAAATCTTCCTGCCACCACGCTGTTTAGCAGAAGAATCATATATCATATAATGTATATTATTCGCATCCATATATCTTGATAATTCAGGACCAGCATCATGCATTGCATACTTACCTAACAATGCTCCTAATTCTTCATGAGGAGACACAATAAATGATTTTTGAAAACCACCATTAACATCATGTCCACTTTCTTTATTTTGAGCTTGTAATAATTTAGTGTTTACTAAGATACCACCATCAGTTGCTTCTTCAAATTTATCAGCACCTACAGCCTTACCACGAAAATCTTTTATTACCTTACTACCAGCTGCATCCTTTACAAATACAACATTGACTCCCGCACCTTTGTCACCCATATCTACAAGATTATCTAACTTATATTTATTTCTTAAAGTTTCTCTTACAAAATTTCCATCAATAGAATAACCATTAGTAAACCATATCTGCTGTCTTTTATTAAAATCTATAACACCCTTTTTATTACCAACATAGTGTCCTCCCATAATAGCATTTAAGCCCTTTTCAAAGACTGTATGTTCAAACCGAGGAATGGTTTTTAAACTAAAGCCATTCAAACTAACATCCCATAATGCGTTGGATAAGTACTGTTTTTTCAGCCAACTTTCAACATCAGCTTCTTCCATCCATTTATGTTTCTCTTTATATTCTTCAAGGTCTTCTCTGAATGTTTTTTCAACACCTTTAACATTATTTTTCAATGTGTGCCATAACGATTTAGTATTACTCTCGTTTAATATTGGATGATATTTAACATAATAATTTCTTTCATTATCACCACTACCACCAAAATAATGCATATCTTTCTTATCCATAGCTCGTTCAACTTTAGCCATAGCTTCAATATATTCTTCCTTAGCTTCTATGCCAGCATCACTTCTCTCAACAGGATTAGTTGCTTGATCTCGTATAATAGATGTTTTTTCTTTTATATATTCTGAAAAAGTAACTTCTTTTGTCCTACCAGTAGCATCTCTCATGATAATATGGTCTAATATCTGAACAGGTTTTTCATTATAGTCTTCAAATGTCCTTGATAACCCATGCTCTTCAATTATATTATCATAAATTTTTTCCATAACAAATCGTGGAGCTAACTGTGTCTTAGAATTACTATTTCGTGTAACAGGATTTTTAGTATCTAATGTTTCTACTGTTCCATCGGTATCTATAAAAGAAACATGCTGTATTTGAAAATCTTCAATTCTTCTTTTAAATATCTGTCTAAATCCATCATAAACATCTTCAGAAAATTGTTTATTATATTTTTCAGACAATTCATCTACAAATATCTTAGATGAATTATTTAAATTTTCTGGCTCAATAAGCTCATCCATTCGAATTTCAAGCTCTTTCGTAATATCGATAACTTTTCTATTTATCTCACCAGCTGTCTCACCTTCCAAAGTATCTTTTATGTGTTCTCTTACAAATCGTTCAGTTCTTCTTGTTGGTAATATTTTGACAGTTTCACCAGGATCTATTGATTGTTCTGCTCCAATTTCAGGCTCTACAGGCTTTATTTCTTCTATCGGGACATCAAACCCACTTCTAATCATAAGGTTCTTTAAAGCACCCTTCCCAGCCTTTGACGGCTTTACTATGCCTGAAATAGAAAAGGAAGACTCTAATGTAGGTTTCTCAACCTTCTTAAACCCACCTCCACCTTCAGATTTATACCATGTATAACCACCTTTTTTATTATTAGCATCATTAAACACATATACATCTTTACCCATATTTTGAGCTAATTTCATCGTCAAACCATCAATACTATTTGGCGGTTTATAACCAGAACCTAAAGGAGCAACAACAATAACCTGATCAACATCTCTTACTCTAAAATATTCTTTTCTATATAAGTTATGTCTTCTAATTTTTTTTTCTAAAGTTCCCTTTGTAGGTACTCTAATACCTATTTCATTCATTGCTTTTTCTACAAAGGTATCTGCAACAGGGAGTTCTGAATTACGAAGTTTTACAACTTCACCTATTCCTGTTTCTTTTAATCCTTCTTCTTGTGGAGTTCTAAAGTGTGTCATTCTAAGTCCAACACTATCTGCTATCTTCCCAAACCATCTTTCCATAGCATTACCACCTGAAACACCTATAAAATCAGGATTATATTTAGCTTGAATTTTAGCTTCTGCTAACTTATTTATATTACCTACAGGATCACTACTGTTTAAAAGAGCTTCATATTCTTCTACGCTTACATCCTCACCAAGCAAATCTTTTTGTCTTCTAAAAAATTCATTAAGAGTCTCAACGGCTCTATGCTGACTTAATAGTGTATCAGACATCTCCTTAATAACTTCCTTTTCTCTTGGATGTAATCTTTCCCATTCAGGTAATAATTCAGGATCATTTACATTCTCTTTTAGCATCTTACCAGTGTATTTATCAGCAAGTCTCTTTTCCCAAGGAGTTTCATTAAATCCAAAATAAGCACCAAGAACATAAGAATATATTTGTTCAGGAGTAGTATCTCCTCTTACAGTAGAAGGAATACCTTCATAAAGAGATGCAACTAAAGACTTTAAAGCCTTGTCTCCCATTTCATTGCCTGAATTAATAGAATTACCAATACCTCTAAATACACCACCAGTAACCCCACCATGCATAAAAGCAGTCATCATATCATCTACACCACCTCTCCATGAAGAAATAGCAGATGCAGTACCTAAATGAAATCCACCTTGAACAATATCTTTTACTAACGGCTGAGTTAAGAAGTCAAGGACATCCTTACTTGCTTCTCCACGATACTTATATGCTTTTTCGGTAAGAACTTGGGCAACACTATTCACCTTCTTCTGAACAGCAGATGCACCCAACATTGGAACAGACATTCCCTTTAGTTTTGGGATAGCTTGAGATAAAGCTTCAGCACCTTTGATACCTTTAAATACATTTGGTACAAACCCAACAAAACCTGCAAGATGCCCTAAGCTTCTTGCTATACCTTCATATTCGTTTTGTGGAGCCTTACCTACTTCAAGGGTAGTAAATCCTTCTACAAACCCCGACCCTGCCTGCTTAACCATACTTGCAAGTCCAAAATCATCTGCATTAGGGTCTGTATTAAAGTCCATTTTAAAATGATCAGCATGAGTCTTTATATCGTCTAAAAAATCAGGTTTAAACGAATCAGGACTCTGTTTATAAGATTCAATTGCATTCCTAATAAATTCTGGTGAATAATTAGGAGTAAATTGATGATTTACTTCAGGTTCAGGCTGTGTTAATAAAGTGTTTGCCATTCATTCTAAATTGCCGGAGGCATTATATTACCAACGGGCATACCTGGGAATCTTGAAACTTCAGGACCTATATTTCTCCTAACTTCAGAACTCATTGCACTTAATAAAGGATTAGATCCTTTCAGATTTAAAAAGTTCATACCATTTTCTTGTAACCCTATCGTCATACTATCTATTTGGTTTGTTAGGACGCTTAAAGACTTCTCATCTAATGTGTTCCATGCTTCAGTTGCATTTTTACCACCCTTACCTGCCCACACTTTTTGCATTTGAATGTTTTTAACTAATGCTTTTATCGTTTTTGTGTCGTTCTCAGCTATAGCCTTTATAAGTTTTTGTTTAAGTTCAGGTGAAGCACCTACAGCATACTCCATTAAAGTGCCCACTTTTCCATCTTTCAGACCACTTATCCCTTTTCTAAAAGTATCATTATAAGCAACAAAAGCATTCTCTTTAGTGGGGTCAAATCTTAATTTAGATAAATTAGCACCTTTACCCTTTTGATATTTAAATCTTTTATCTTTACTCAAAAATTCAACAAACTTAGTTCTAAAACTATTAAACTTAGTTGAAGTAGCTTCATCAACATTATCTTTTAAAAATGTCCTTATAAATTCTCTTTCTTTTCCTGAAGCTCCAGTAAATTTTTTAGGATCAATCCCTGATTTTGTTAATGCATCATGAAACTTGTCAATACTTTTCTTCATAGCACTACCTGCCTTTGTCTTATCAACTACTTTTTTAGCTTTAAAAACGCTCTGCATAGATTTAGGTAATACTTTAGCTAATCCAGGTGCTACTTTTCCAGCAGCATATCCTATTCCTTTAGCTATACCTAATCCAGTCCAAGGAGTTGGAATCATACCTACTGCTCCACCTATACCAGCAGCTGTTTTCTCAGTTTCACTCAAATAGTCTCTATTGGGTAATAATCCAAATAAGGCTGTATCAGCTGCTTCATAAGCACCAACACCCAACGGATTTTTTTCTAAAGTTTGAGGTAATGCCATAGGTAACCCTTCTTGCATTGCCATTGCTTTTAATTGCTTGTAATAACTTCTCGGATCATCCGAAACAGAATACGGATTTACTTGAAATTGAGCTATTAATTTCTTTAAATCATTTCTTCTTTTAGCTTCAGGATTTGTTACAGGTCCCTGTAATGCACCTCTTACATTATATAATGGCATAAAGCCTCCTATTTATTTTTTAAATCCATAATGATCTAATGGGTCTCTTAATTTTGCCCCCATATATCTTATAATATCACTATAGGTCTGAGTTCCCCACTGATCACTGGTCCATGATAAATTATCAGGGTCATACCTTAAAACCAAATCAATAGCGTCAGGATGGTTTAATATAAGATTATTTCCTTTTTTAGTAAATTTCCAACCCTTTTTCTCAGCAGAAGCAATAATTGTATCTAATTGCTTCATTGCATCATCGGCTCTACCACCTTGATCCATCCCTGGTAATTGAGTAACATACTTCTTAGCATGCCCCTTAGTCATGTGCATAACCTTATCTTCTTTAGTTGCACCTGCACCAACTGCACCACCCATTTTATTTTTAATTCTTTTAGCTATTTCAGGAATACTTTCTTCATCCATATATGGTTCAATATAATTAGACCACCATTGTTTTGCTTTTGGATCATTTTGGATTTTCTTTGAAAGTTCTTCTTCCCAATCGTCACCAGGGTTATTCCACATCTTTTGAGCATCTCTCTGCATTCTTTCAAGCATATCATAAGAATCAATTCTTTGTTGATCCTGCATTGCTGTAGGTAGCTTGTCAGCAATCATAGATGTAAGTTCTCTTCTAATTGCACTTGAATGTAAAGGATTTGAAGTAACCCTATTTAACATATTAGCTTGCATTTCAGGTTTATTACTCTTAGTATCAAACTCATCAAATGCTTTCCCATAAAAGCCTGTATTTGAAGTATTAAGTGCTCCAGGTCCTGTAGCTGCCCATAATGGAGAATTTTGAATAGTTTCAGGCTGTTTACCCTGCATCATTCTACTTAAAAAACTCTGTTTTTGAGGTATTCCTGCAATACTATTATTAAATATATCTTCTGCTCTTCTTTTTGTATATGCCTGCCCTTGCCTTCTTCCTTCTTCAGCAGCTGAAGCTCCATTTACAGTATTTTGTGTGATAGGATAAACACTCCCACCATAATTTAATTGTCCTAAACCCATATATTACTCCTATGGAAAATTATATCCACGAGGAGTTGATTGAAATGTTTCTCCTGCATAGACATCGTTATGTTTATTAAAAGAAGCCAACCTATCATCTCTATCAGAATAATCCCCTTGCCAATGATAATCTGCCCATAAATTGTCAAGACCACCATTACCACCAAAGTAATTATTTAAATCTTTAGTACTTCCTTCTTGTGTCAATAAATTCCCTAAAGCTAAAGCAGATTGCATTTCAGGTGCTAAATTAGTTGCATCTGAAAACCCACCTTCTTGTAAATCAGTAAGCCATTGAGGTATGTCTTGACCTTGATTCTTATAAGCATTCATGCTTCTTTGTATAGCAGTAGCCATAGAATCACCTTCTATTTGATATAATCCTTTTCCTGGACCACCACCATCCTGTAATTGATTCGGATCCATACTTTGCCCAGTTTCATGGAAAGCAATTCTATTCATCATATCTCGTATTTGAGCAGGATCTCCATTTGTCATTTGAGTAGCTAAATCTAACATTCCTTGATATGAATTAGTACCATTTTGTAATGCGTAACCTTCTTCTCTTCTTGTAGGTAGATTTGTTTTAGTACCTTCAGGCTCATCAAATATTTGATTTACTGAGTCACCTTTCGCCCATTCATTTGAAAGTAGCTCTTTAAATTTGTCATTCATAACATCAAGATTATTAACATCAGGATTACTTGCATTTATAGTAGCATTATTCAGCCTATCATCCAAAGTAGGAAGTTGATTCATTACCGAATTAGGATTTTTAGCTGCATCTGTTTGAGCTTTGTATGTTTCATATTCATCAGAATAATCCATTGGAGACGGACTATAAGGCTCTTTAAAGCCACCTTCAGGAGTTAAAGCATTAGGATTGCCTGGATCTAACCCTTCTTGCCCTTGCATATACTCACGATACCCTTCTAAATTCTGAACAGATGATGGGTTTGATGGAGCTACTCCTTGCGGAAGATTAGTTGGAAAAGCTGGACCATTTAACTTCTGAACAGCTGTTGGATTCTGAGGAACTACTCCACGAGGAAGAGTCAAATTACCATCCGTATCAAAAGTTTCAGTAAAATTAAAATTGTTCGGTGTATTATTCTGTGCATTTTGAACAAAATTACTTGCATCTAAAAAAGAAGGATCTTTTCTGAAATTCATTTCGGAAAATGGAGATTCAGTTGGAGGTGCAGATGTTACTTCATTTACTAATGGTTTATTTGGATTTTCAAATCCTATTGATTGTTTAACATCTGTTTTAAAATTATCCCAACTTGAAGTACCTCTTCTTCCACCATAAAGATGGTTATCCGTTGTTACATCGCCTTGATCAAATGCTCCACCACCTAACATTAAATCAGCAGCATTAGAATTAGTAGTTCCAGCAGCAATTTCTGGAATTTCTGGGGGAGGATTGGCTGGAGCATTAGGTCTATTAGCAGCTGCCGTAACACCTCTTTGCTTCATTACTGCCTGTAATCCTTCAGGGTTATTAATCTTTAACCAATTTAATTTTTCCATTTCTTCTGGAGAGATATTTCCTGCATCAAGACGATCGAACATTCCACTTACATCCCAATTACCCATATCCTGCCTATTAAATATATCTGTTTTGCTACCTAAAGAACCTTTGCCTTGGAACATCATTTGATTATATAAACCTTCTGTAATTGGCTCTCCTGTATTTGGATCAAAGTAACTTCTTCCAACCGCTGGAGGATTTGGAGGAGAAGGAATATTTACATAAGGACTACTATTAAATGTTTCTATAGGAGCAGGATTTACATAAGGAACTCCTTGCTTTGGTTGATGAAGAGGAGAATATATATCCACATTAGTAGGAGTATTCACATTAGTAGGAGTTTCTACAGCTGGTTGGTTCGTATTTGGAGGAGCTTGATAGGGCTGAACATTTACTCCATTAAGAGTCGGATTGTTTTGACTTCCACCAGACTTATTATTAAACATCCCTAAAAACCCATTCTTATTACCAAAATTTAACATTCCTAATCCCATAGCCTAATTCCCTGGTACAAAGCTGTTAATTCCTTGAATTGCATAAGGACTTAACATGCTTAATTGTTTTTGATTCCAAGCATTATTAATATCTGTATTAGATAATTGAGCTTGAGAAATATTCTGTAAATAAGAACCAACATTATCAGTTCCTTGTTGGTACATTGATGCGCCCTGTTGCTGTAACTGTGGCATCATTGTAGCCATTGTAGAAGCAGTATTTTGATTAGCATCTTGATACATAGATTGATTAAGCTTATTAGACATTGCAGGATTACCATATTGACCAGCCGATCTTTGGTTCATTAAAGCTCCAGCAAGCATATTATTCCTATTTTGCAATCCAACAGCATTACCCATATTTCTTTGGTAAGCACCATTGACATTCATCATGTCTTTTCCATAATTTTGTTGGAACTGACCTGCTTGCAATTGAGGGGCAAGAGTGTTTTTCAACTGTCCAACATCATATCCCTTTGGCTTGAACATTTGGTTCATGCCATACTGCATACCCATACTAAGCATTGAAGCTGTAAAAGGATCCATATTTACTCCTTACTATCCGTCATAATATATGCATTACGGATGGTTACTTGCTATATTTGATTTATTTTTTTCTATATCTGACTTCATAGATTCAATTTCAGATTTTAAATCATTAATTTCACTTGTTAATTTACTTGATAATAAACTTACTTCATCAAATACTTTTTTAAATATTCTGTCATTTGTAGGATCATTAGATCTTACTGGTGAAGTTATTGCAGAAGCTCCTTTTAAGATCATTTAACAGTCTTTCTTCTATATACTATACCAAAACTATCTATGCTTCTAACTTGGTTTTTAACCCATATTTCTGCTGTCTTAGCTGTTCTTCCAGTTAATAATTTATAAGTATTATCATCCTTTTTTTCTATAGTTTGATATACTCCATCAGTAACTAAAAATATATTATTATTAGTTGTATCAACAGGATTACTTACAGTTCCATTAACAGCACCTGTCACTTTCAACTTATAAATCTTTTTCTTCTGAGTATCAGCACCCATTGTAAATAATTTTGATCTCCACTCAAAAGCTTTACTAATTTTATCATTCTCTAAATATTTATATATTTGTGAGCCATCAGAAATTAGAATAGAACCAGATATATCTTGAAAAGCAGTCTTTACATAAGGACTACTCCATCTATCCCATCTCTGTCTTGAAATATTCCATGCCCAAGCTTTCCCAACTGTTCCTTCTTGCCATATAACATCTGCTAAAAATACTACAACAGATTGCATTTTAGAATCAAACAATAATCGAGGAGTATAACCTTCATTTAAAGTAGTTTTTATCCCTTTATGATAAGAATGTGACCAATCAGGGAATCGTGAAGACTTTAATATTGCATCACCAATAGGTGTTAAGTTTGCTCCATCATGTTTATATATATTTGTTTTAGAAGCGAAAAACATACCAAATTCTGTTACAACTATTGAATCATTATTAATACATCCAGCACCATCATAAATATCTTCAATTGCAAACGAATTAGGGTCAATCCTATAAGTTGTATTGTCACTAAATGCGTATAATCTGCCTGCAAAACCCTTGATACAGTTTACTTTCTGTGGTAATAATGTATAATCTACAGTATAATCAAATTTAGCTGATTGTCCTGGTTTTGAAAAGAAAATATAATTAGGTAGATATTCTTCAATTTCAGGAACATAACAGTCTGTAACAGCCAATATATTATTAACCATAGTTGCTATCTCAAATTGAACAAAAGGTCGTAAGATAGTCTCTGACATATCATTAATCACTTCATAATCAGCTATAGAAGTATTATTATCTGTAAAGAATGTAGTTTGGGAATCACTACTTGAATCATAAGACCATTCTTCTGATATTTTAATAGACTTGACTAATGTATATTTGCTATTTTTAATTGATCTATATACATTAAGATGAGTTATCCTTGAAGATATGTCTTTAGGTATAGTAATAGTCACTTTTGCTGAATTTGCAATGGTATTTGACCATGTAGATTTTGTAAGTGAACTTTCTAAGTAATTATCATAAGTATAGGTAAGTTTATAATCTAATTCTTGACTTTCAAAAAGACCATTAGAACCAGTATCCTCAATAAGGACTCCTGTATCATTCTCTGCCAATACATCTTCAACACTTTCAGTATTTGAAAGAGGTATTGTTTTAGTCCCTATATTCATATTTCCTTCAGTAGAAATACATGAAAATGTTGCTTCTGTAGTATCTATTGATAATAAAGAAGACATCGGATTAGAAAATGATGTAAAATTAAATGATTGATCATCAAATAATATTGGATTACCACTTAAATCTGCAACAGGAGGAATAGTAAACTTTGTAATCTTATCATCAGATAATGAAAATATAAAATTATCAGCATTCCCTGTAGTAATGGCTTTAGACAAGATTTTATCTGTATCGGCAATGGCTAATAAACTTCCATTGCTCACTCCTTTCATTTGAAATGACCCATGCATTCCTAATAATCCTGCATGATTAGGACTTACAAAATATACTCCAGATTTTGCAACTTCAAGCGAATATGCTGCATTGAAGGAATCATACCCTGAAGTTTCGCCTAATATACTTAAATTATCATATAGCGAAACATAATTATGAAGCTCTCCATTTATTTTTTTACTGAAATTAACAGGGACACAAAGACCTGTACCTCCGTTATGAAAGCTTAATGAATGTCTTTTAGGGATAATATACATGATATCTGAAGCATTATATCTGACAAACCCTGCCCATTTATTATTTATATCTAAATCTCCAATATATCCATCATCAATTGGATCGTAAGAACCAGAATGTGTAGTAACTGCTGACCCATTAGTATTCCTATATGAATACCGACCTCTCCAGTTAGTACCAAGTAAATTAACATAGGAATAATAATATAAAAAATGGTCTCCATACTGTCCTGGAAGGTGACTCATAAATGCAGTTCCAAATGAAACAGGAGTTGCATCAGTTAATGTTAAATCATTAATTTGCGTTGTAGAAACATCTACTGTTCCTTTAAATAAATATCTACCATCCTTTTGAGTTGTAGTATTCCCAAATGAATGCAAGATTAAAGGAGCATAATCTTCTATATTTGTATAATCTATAGGAGTCATTAATACCCATAATGTATTTCCTGTAGGCTCATAAGCTAATCCTCCAACTTCAACTCTTAAATCATTATGCAAATTATCAAAATCAAGGTTAAAAGATCTATCAAAACTACTTAATGCTTCAAATGCAGTGTCATTTATACCTGATTCATCACTAAGTACAAGATCTAATACATTTATACTTGACGCTGTTTCATCATATAAGAGTAATCCCTTTTCACCTGACGAACCATTATGTTCATCATAAAGACACATTGTCCCTACTGCAATACCTAAATCAGCTGTTTCTTTTATTAATGGAGTTGCTAAAGTATGATTATATCTATATAACTTTGAATTTCCTCTTTTCATACAATAAACATAATCACCTATTACTACAGTATGATCAAATGATTTAGAAAAAGAATTTATAGAAGGAGCTAATAATTCTAAATTATGAACCTCAAGATCCCCATCTTTTTCTTTTAATAACTGAGGAGGAGAATCTTTTGAACTATAAAAAATATTAGTTTTCCCATCTTTTATAGTCTTCGATGCATCTGTTGTTACAATAGTAGTTGTTTTATCTTCTTGATAAAATCCATCTTCTTCTTTTAAGGTAGTTATTGTTTTTTCACCAGCTGTACCTGATAATATCCCTATCTGTCTATTGTTTTCAGTTTCATGCTCAAATAATCTTAAAGTATCTGGAATTTCCATATATTCATAATAATCAATACTATAAAAATAAATCCCTACCCCCCAATAACCAACAGCAGTAGTAACAGTTTGAAATATTTTAAATCTTACAGTTGCTATAGAAACAGGAGTATCAGAATCAAGTGGTATTCTTATACTAAATTGAACATTTTTAGGTATTTGATTTTTTAAAAAAGGATAAGAAGTCCCTATTACATTACTATTTGAATCAAAAAAAGTAAACTCAAATGCTGTATCTTCAAGCACTGCATAGTTGGCTGAATCAACCTTTAAAATTAATTCATATATTCCGTTCTGTCCTTCTATTGGAGTACTCAATGTAATATTTATATGGCTGGTATTATTTGCCATAGAAAGGAGCTTAGAACCATCATCTTGATCCGCAAGAGTATCCGTAGCATCTGTATCTATTACATCCTCTAAACCCAAATCATATTCTGTCTTACTTTCAGCTAATACAGTATCTTCAGGAACTCCTTTCAAAACACCATATTCAGCAGTAGGATCTATATTATGACTCATAGAAGCAGCATCATCAGGTATATCTGTAGTAGATACAGAAGATACTGTTCCAGATGTAAATCCTTTTATCTCTAAAAGCTCTTTAGGCAATTACTTCTCTATTATTGCTTCTGTTAAAGCTTCTTGCATAGCTTCGTATAAGGCATCTAATAATTCAGCTTCAGTCTCTTCTGAAATCATAGGTAAATTCATCTTCTTATTCAAATGAATGATAACTTTTTCCTTCGTAGATTCATTCATAATCATTTCTATTACCATTTTTTTCAAAGCTTTTATTAACTTGTTCATTTTTTTGCCTTTAATTGCTTTTCAATTTTAGCAATCTTTCTTTCTATCTTTTTAAATCTTTTTTCTTGTTCTTGAAATACATCTGTAATTTCATCTACAATGGGATATTTCTTCCCTAATGTTTCATCAAGTACTTTCATCACTATATTACTTATATATGCTTTCATAATCATCCTTATTTGTCTGTTTTAATAAATTTTAACAATGTGTTTAAGCTGCTTTCTATCGCATTAACATCCTCACCTATAAGCCTTTGGTTAGCTATTAACTTTTCCACAATACTATACAGTTTTTTATTGCTCTCTATAACCTCTTCTTTTATTTCAGATACCTCTCTATTGCATTCACTAAAATTGTTATCCATTCTATTAGTATAATTAATAAAAAACCACTTAGCAAACCAAGAGATAGCACCAAATAAGCAGAAGATAATAACGACTGCAAGTCCATTTTCACTTAATAGTTTACTTATGTCCATCGTGTATCATATCTAAAATCTTTTCTAAATCACCCTTAATGTCATCAAGCTTATGATTCATCCCAATAATCATCACTTCTTGAACTGCAATATTAGTCTTTAATTCACTAATTGCATCTGCATTTTCTTTTACTTCATCTGTCAATGGGATAACAAACCAACCTAATATTATCGTTACTACAAATGTTATTGCACTCACAATAGGTCGTAAACTTTCTATTGCATTATTCACATTCTTATTCATACTTCACAACTCCTTTTAAACCAACCAACCCAGTATTTTTCCATCTTAGGTTTCTTCATTACTAATTCAGCATAATACATAACTCTATATGCTCTCAATCTAAAATCTTCTAAACTTGATGCAGCTCCTATAGTCATTGTACCTATACGACCATCCATCGCTATTTTATTCGAGTTCTTGCTATTACAAGCTTCTTGAAGTATCTTAATGGCTCTATAACCACCCATATTAACACACATATCAAAATAAATATGCCTGATATGATTAGAGAGATCCCCAACCCTATACTTGTCCCAATAGTCTCGCTTGTATAATTCCTTAGCCCTCTCAACAGTCAAACCCTTTATATCTTCATCAGGATAAGCTTTCTTACTTATCCCATATTTCGTTTCTCCACCAGGATCTACAGGATCGTTAGTATAACCTCCCTCGTGCATTAAAACCTTCTCTATGATGTCATTAAACTCACTTAACAATGTATATAACTCCTTTAGGAATGTAATACTCCATTATATTTGAATAACTAACAGTATAAGTTAAAACTATTATATCATTCATTTTTAAATCTATTGTATTATTTATCAAAAATTCATCCCCATAAATACTGCGTTGTCTGTAGGTGCTAAAGTATAGTCAATATATGGGTCATTACTTGTACCTATATTATCACTATAATATAATCCATTTCTATGTTCTGAATATCCTGTAGGGGCAATATCTTTTAAATCGTAATCATAATTAAGCAAACATATATAAATATTATCATTATCTTCCATATCAGTTAATGCTTGAGAATTTAAAGTAATGTTATTATATCCTGTTGTACTCCATGTAGATACTGTATCTGAATATTTAGTAACATTGCTTTCATTATCTCCACCACCACTTCCATCTGTTGTTGTATCCCATCCTGCTATTGCACTAAAATCTGAATCACTTAAAGTTGCTATGCCCGAAGTTGCTTTTACTGCTATGATATCACCTCCACCATTAGTATATCCTCTTACTTTTAATGTTACACTACTCAAAGTAGATGAAATCTCTGATGTATCAAAATATAAGAACGACCTAAAAATAGTATAAACATTTCCACCCCCTCTCGCAGAAGTCCTTTCTGCTGCAATCCCATAAAGATGATTACTGCCTGATGAGATAGTAGAAGTACCAGAAGAATTATCTCTTGCATTACTCCAACTTGACTGCTGATATCTTGAGCTATATCCATCATTTGTATTAGAGGATATAATTGCCACTATAAGCTCACCTTCGGCATACTATAAGTATTTTCATTAAAATATTTATTAGCATCAGGGGTTATTGGAATGCTTTCAAATTCTATTGAATTAAATCTATGTTCATTCCTTCTGTCTGTAAAATTATTCCAATAAGTTATCTTTGCACCTGGATTAGCGGTTAAAGTTGCAAAATCCTTAAAATCTAACCAATTTTCATCTCCATAAGTATCAATAAATATTCCATCATAAGTAGATAAGCCTTCTACACTATTCCAATCTCCTTCTACAATAGTAACATTAGATTTTCCCTCTGCCCATGTTTTTAACTTTTCAATAATCTGAGGATGTATTTCAATTATCGTATGAGAATTTACTCCTTGTGCTTGTATATAGTCTGAACAAATACCCATACCAAATCCTATCTCTAAAATATCTCCCTTAGAACTACAAATATATTCAGCACTTTTTTCCATTATTTGAATTTCCCAGTCCATCATTACTTCAACACCTGATTCATGTACTATCTTTGTATCTTCGAAAATTAATACTTCATCCTTAAAAGCCATTATGCAAAGTCCAAACTTGCAGCACCATAATAGTTACTACCATCAAAATAAAATGAAATTATATCTACTGCATTTGCATCTGTTGATAGAGTAGGAGCTGTACCACCTCCAGACCATTTAATAGTTGTATTCCAAGTTATTGTACGACTTCCTGTGCCATCTTGTACTAATTTTAATAATAAATTACAAGGATTAGTTGGAGCAGTAAAACTCAAAGTTCCGTTACCTGATCCAAAAGTAAATTCATATTTATTTCCATTTTTCCAATCAATAGTAGTAACACCACCACTACCAGTAGAACCCTGTTGAGTAAATCCTATAGAATTAGTACCGCAATCTAATTCCCCTCCAAGTGAAGGAGTGGTGTCAGTAGAAAGCTCAGTTGTATCAGTATAGTTAGCAGAGTCTATGGTGTACGAACTGCTTTGGTCAGTAGTCCAGTCAATATGTTCTTTCGCTACTACATTGTCTAAATTAGAATGAGACGGTAATGTCCATTCAGGTATCCCAGATGTATTATGTGATAAAAATTTATAATCAACAGATGTCGAAGCTTCAGGGACAGTGTATTCAGTTTTACCAAGATTATTTATCGAAGTTTTATCATCTGATGTTTCTAATTTAATAAATCCATTTTTTAGAATCCCAGTCGTACTTATACTTAATGTACCAGTAATTAAAATATTCCCACCTATAGTAGGTGAATTTGTCCATGATGCAGTAGTACCATTTGTCCAAAGTATAGAATTAGCAGCTCCTAATTCTAATCGAGTAGGAGTACCAGAAGTACCACCAGCAATTAAATCACCAGTTCCAGTCATAGGATTCGATAATACACTTGAAAATGATAATGTACCACTTCCGTCTGTTATTAAAGCATTACCACTTACTCCGTCTGATGAAGGTAAAGTAAAACTAACATTAGCTCCCATATTTGGATCAACAATTAAAGAAACTGTATAAGAATTAGCATTTTCCATTAGAAAATTATTTTTAACTTTCAAATTATTAGAAATCGTCACCAATCCTGTATCAGCACCACCATCCCCATCCAACCCAGTACCTATAGTTAAGTTATTTGCTGATGATTGTTTTAAATACGACTGCTGCCATTCAGTACCAGAATACTTACCCAAGTTTATCTGACTACCTGAATTTATAGAAAGAGACCCAAAATTAACATCAGCACTCGTATCAATATCTTGAACAGTTGAAAGTGTTATCTGAGGTCCACTAATACTCCCATCTAATGTATCTAAGATAGTATTACTTAAAGTACTTGTTATTTGATTAGCTGTACCTTCAATTTGTAATAAATGAAGATTTTCTAAAAAAGCTAAATCCGTAAAATAATTACCATAATCTACATTAGTATTTACAGTATTTTGTGAAGTAGCAACTCCATCAGAATCAAAATTCCACCCCTTTATATTAGCACTATCATCTATAGGTTCACCATCATCATCATAATCAGTAGGTTCTTCGTTTAATGAGCTAACATCGTTAGTTTGCCATCGCAAAACATAAAAATTATTATCTAATGCTTCTGCTATAAATAATCCATTAAATTTAATTTCAGACATATTATAATGATATATAGGGAAAAGTTCTCCATCAGAATATCCGTGATTTAAAACATAGTGGTTTGAGGTAACCTTGCAAAAAACAGCATCATATCTATAGATACTTGTATCTGATTCAACCCAGTCAGGAGCCGTACTTACATTATATAATCCTGTGATATCATCGTTTGTATTCTGCCTGTCACATATATAAGCAGTCGGATTTATGTTGCCAGATGGAGGAGTATCTCCAATCATTCCTAATCGTGAAAATGGAACATCTCCGCTCAATGAAGGTGATGCCCATGATAATACACCTGTTGATGTTGTTTTAAGAAAAGTATTTGACCTTGGACTGATCGCTAAATCAACACCTGTAACTTTTCCTTCAAGTAATACCTTATTCCAAGCCACAGTTAGATAGCAACCTTATTTTTTGTTGCTGTTTTTAGTCTTTTTTTTTTAAGGGAGGAGCCTCTTCAATAGGCTCAACAAGTCCATTTAATTTTTGAATTAATGTAGCAACTGTTATAACTTCAGTTCCTTCAAACTTAGCTCTACCTATAATTTGTAATAAAGCTTGAGCTTCTTCTTTCGTAATCATTATACCCCTTGTATTAGTTGGTTTTTTTCAGATAAATGTATATGCAAAGCTTCAAACTTACTAAGTGTAGCTGTTGCTTGTTTAAATTCACTCCCCATTATTTGAGTTCTATTAAATAATGCAAGGATGAATCCTGTATCTTTTATATTTAACACGATCTTTGATGGATCCTGTTTATTAGATTTCTCTATCATATTCTTTCTTATTTATTATTATACATAAAAGTAAAGGTTACTATTATGAGCGGCTATTGCTGTGCCACCTCCCAATGGGGAACCAGGTAAAGTAGCTATTGTATCCATAGAGAAATATTCAGCTCCTACAGGTCTCTTATCACCAGAAGCATTTTCTTGATAAGCAACTGTAGATGTAGCATTAGCCTCATCTGTTAGTAGTCCTGTAAACTCAAAGTATCCTCCTTCATGACTTATAATCTTACCACCCTTAGATTCACTCCCAGAAGTTCCACCTTGATCGTAACCAAACACAATTGCACCAGTCCCTGATTGAGAGAAGTTTGCATTATTTGAGGAAGAAGCATTTAGATTAATAAAGCTATCATCTGTAGAAAAGTTAGTTGTTGCTACTATAGTTGCACCACCATCAATAAAGCATGAATCAGAAAAAACTACCTGGTCCTTTTCAGGTTCACTTTCATAAATTACTTCAGGATCGGCAACAGTAGCTGTAAATGATTGTCTGTTATCATCATCATCTAAATCCCAACTTGCATTAGTTGTTGTGATATATATATTATCAGTAGCATCAGCAGCAATAACAAGATCTGAAGTACTTGCAGTATTATTATTAGAATCAGAAAAATAAAACGCTGCTACACCACCATCATCTAACGCTAAATACATTAACCCATCATTATTATTTAATGTGATAGATGAACCAGAACTATTAGTAACAGTAATGTAATCTGTACCATCAAACGCTACACTTGTACTCATTGAAGACCCAGTTACTGTTAATCCATTATTATCCGTACCAGCAGCATTTATACTTAATGCTCCATTACCAAATGTAGCTGAATTACCTGTATGACTTAAATCACCACTTATAACTAAATTTGCTGCATCTAAGTTAGTAAAAGCACCCATATCAATAGGTGTTTGAGTATTAGATGTCCAATCATCATTTGTCGTATAACCAATATTTGTCCCAACTATATAACCAGTATTAACACCAGAAGCACCAGAAGCACCAGTAATATTTGTAGTAGCTAAAGTTGAAACTCCAGTAACACCTAAAGTTCCACCTACAGTAGCATTAGTACCTATAGCAACTGTTCCAGCAGTCATTGTTGTTGTGTTAGTTCCTGAACTAATAGTAAGTGCATTATCACCAGAAGTATCTATTGTACATGCAGCATTATCAATAGCATTAAAAGATAATATTGTAGCACCAACACCTAATGGTTGTTCACTATCACCAATACTGTCCGTATATACATTTGCAAATCTACCAGATGATGAACCAAGATTATGCGTAGAATCTGTACCAGGAATTATATTACCACCAGTTTTAATACCACCATCATGTACACTTTGCGCTGTAAAAGTAGCAATACCAGTAACACCTAAAGTTCCACCAACACTTGCTACAGTAGTTACAGATAAACTCTCTAAAGTAGCAAGACCAGAAGTATTAAATGTTCCAGTAACTGTAGCTGAATTTGAAGCAGCTGAAATAGGTGAGTCCATTACAGAATAACTGAAACCATCGCTACCAGAAAGGGTTGTAGCCATCGGTACTACACCATCTGTTAATTCAGTAGCTGTTCCATTGGCTATCTCACCAACAATTACATTACTTGGTGCGCCTTTACCCCAACCTACAGTACCCGAAGTATCAACTCTAAGAACTGCTGGTTCTGTCGTACCATTTACTCCTAAAGCAGTCAATAAATCATCTATATTTGCTTGTACAGTACGCTTTGAATTAGCCGCTGCTTCATGATCTATTGCTACTGGGGATAAATCCTCCCAAGTATGCTGCGTACCTAATATTCCATCATTAGCACTTTGATCTGCTGTTACTCCACTATTCGTTAATAATACTTTTTTCCAACCTGCCATAAATTACTCCTATGATATTCCTGATATTTTTTCCGATGAAATTGTAGATAAATCTGTTGCTCTGTCAGCTAAGGCATTTGCAGTATCGGAACCTGCTAAATAATTTAACTTTTTTATCTTGCATAACTTTTCTGCAAGCTTTATTGTCGATGCTTCTTCTACGCTTTCAGCGTCTCCTGAAGTAGCAAAGGTATATACATGCCCACCCATAACTACATGAGGTACAGTAGTCCCAATTCCATTTACAAACCAATTCTTTTTAGTCTTCATCTGTGTTAACCACTTAGTAGGATATACATTTAATCCATAAGTAGAAGCACTACCAGCAGCTATTAAAATAGCAGTCTTGGTAACATCTGAAGCTGAAGATAAATCATTATTCAATATATCATTCCATGCTGATCTAACTAAAGAATGAGCATCCATTTTTAAATCATCGTCATGTAAAGATATATCAGGCATATTACCATCAGTACTTTTAATAAGTTCTTCTATTTGATATTTAATATTTGATTGTAAACTATTAGAAACCTTCTTTAAATGCATATTTAAATTCAGAACTTCTGGAGTAGCTGCTGCAACAACATTATCTGTAGAATCGTAAGTCTTTAACCTAATATATTTAGTATTTTTATATAATTCAACTACATCTTTTAAGGTACCTTGCGCACTTGTAGTTGTATAAGAAGACACATCTACCCATGTAGAGTTATCTTTTGACTTTTGAAGCTTAATAACTTCTCCACCTGAAGAATCAAATTCTGAAAAATCTGCCTGTAAATAAATTTTTGAAGTCTGTAAATCTGCTGCTTGAGTTCCATCAGGAGCTGTATAAGCTTTTGGGAGTCTATATTGTATATTATAAGCCATTAAACACTCGCATATAAATCATCATTATAAAAAATAAGACCATTTGCACTCATTGTAGGTAGTTCAGTTGCTTCATTCATTCCAATTGCTCCATTACTATATACTGTAAAATAATCTTGACCATTGATGTCTTTAACTGTAAAAACAGAAGAATCCGTTACATCCAATGATGTAAAAGTTACTGCACCCATACTATCAAAAGAAAGTAAATTATTTTCATTAAATGTAAAATCTAATGTATTCTGTATTTGATTATTACTAATACCATAATCTAATGCATCACCAAAGTATAATGAATTACCATCATTAATCACTCCTGCTGCACCAGTTACTACAAAGTTATTTGAAACATCCTCTGTGAAAGTACCTGTTAAATTAGGTGTTATATTATCATAATTAAAATTTTGCGTATTCGTTTGATCGTTTGTAAATCCCATTACATATCCACCTGTTTTATTTGAGTAGCCATCTTATTATTGCTTCTTGCATACTTCTTTCCCTCTCTAACGACCTTTTCGTATTCCATGTCAAAATATGAAGCTAATTCAATATTTAGGTTCCTGGGATCCTTATAACCCATAGAAATAACCTTATAAGCTAATGCTTCATGGAATTGTAAAGGCATAGTATTTTGATAATCTAAGTTATCTCCATAATGATCTGCAAGTCCAATACCAAAAATACGAATTAAAAGACCATCAGTAGTCGGTGAAACCCACTTACCATTATCTTTCTTTAGTATTCCTACTTGTCCTCGTTCTAACTTATATCCGTAATCAGTCAATGTCAGTCTCCTCTATAGGTCCAATTATAGCTGGAATCATCTTACCATTCAAATCAACCCTCTTTACTCTCAAGACTTCAAATCCTAAATTATAATATCTTTGACCTGAAACAGTAGAATCTGTCCATGAAGTATCTATTATATCTGTTTTTGAACAAAAGTCATCTGAAGCTCTATTCAAAAGTTTTCGAGCTTCTACATCTCTTAAATGAGGATGATGTTGTTGGATAAGTTCTATAAGTTCTCTTTGCTTCAATTAACCAAACCTTGCCATATATTTTTCTTTTAAAAATGTAAGTTGACCTATTAACCATTGATAGACTGTATTATCCTTTGCTGTCTTTTGATTAATCTTTGCGATTATAGGCTGAATAGTTTGTATATAATTACTTGCCATACCAACCTTAGAAGTTACATCTGATAAATACGCACCTGCTATTGCTAAATTAGATTGAACACCTGAAAGGACTGTACTTGCCATTTCAACTTCGTCTTCTTCAACTAATTTTTCAAATCCAAATTCATCTGAATCACCCTGCCAATCGTCAAGATACTGTTTAGCTTTATTTAACGCTGAAAATGCTTCATTTATAGATAAAGTATCAGTATCAGCTAATTCATCAGAAAACTTATCAACAAATGAAGTTATATAATCCTGTATTGATTCTATATCAGTATCAATACTATTACCATCAGCCGTATATGCAGTATTCATTGCTAACATCTTAGCATAGATTAAATTTATAGCAACATAATAAGTTAAATAAGGATAATTAAACTCTGGAAAATTAGTTACTGACACCGAAGAACCACTAACATCTCCAAATACAACAGCATTAACTTCAAGAGTATTAGTAGAAGTATTAGATTCAGGAATAGTTTTTATAACACCAGTCTCTTTATAATAAACAGGAGAAGTATCTGTAGCATTATATATGCTATTTGTATTACCAGCCTTATGCTTCAAAGTTAAAGGTATCTCCTTAACTTCATGCATATCTGTTCCATCACTTCTAAACATAGATACAATTAAAGGAATTTTATAAATAGAAAAAACTCCATTTACACTAAAATACCCATCTATTATATCATCAGGAACATTACTTCTAAAAGTCCTTGTAAAAGTATTGATAGTTTCAGGATATTTAACTATTGATTTAGTTACAATATCCCTCACACCATCATCTAACCATCCAGAAATTTCATCAGAATAACCTACAGCAGACCCTGCATACTTCTCTATTTCAGTCGTAAAAGTAGCCATTTAACTCCTATGTTGTAACAGGGGAATTGTAAACAACCCCCCTATTAACCACGGTTACACGATTACGAAGGATCAGCACCAATACCTGAAATACTAAGGTCTCCTTGCCCTCCTGAATTATTCTCGACATAAACAGTAACAACACCGCCACCACCATCATCTGTCAATTGTAATCCATGAGCGCCTTTAGGAATACTCACAACTCCACCTACAGCTGTTTCAAATAACTGAGCATAAGAACCACCCATACCCTTAGTTGAAACAAGAACATCTTGAGCAGTGCTAATTAAAGCACCTGCACCTGCTAAAGTTATTTCATCAACAGCATCAGAAAGTAAGGTTTGAGTATATTTAGTGTATCCACCTGATTTTGATTTAGTCCAAGCCATAACGACCCCCTTAACTAAATTTTAATAATGCGTGAGTCTCAGGCAAACTAATCTCTAAACCTGCTTCAGTTGTAATCATATCTTTTCTTCCATCAACATCATTATCTTGAACATTTGTTTTGATAAATGTGTCTCTGTTTAATCCATTACCAACTAAAGGTCTATATGCTAAGTTCTTCATATCAAGAGCAATGCAATAATCTTCATACATTCCTCTAAATAAAGGCTCTGCAACAAAATGTAAGTTACCAAAGATAGTATCTACTTTAGTCACATTATGCCCAAACTTACCAGGAATATTAGCCACATCAAGTTTATATTGAGATGAACCAACAGTATTATTTATAAATCCACTATTACCTAATTTATTCAAGAATGAAATTACTTTTCGTGAAGCCAATACTAATTTATTACCACTATTAGCTGATTCATGAGAAAAGAAATCTTCCATTGCTTCTAAGAAAGCATCATAACCTGAACTTGCATAAGTAAAGTTATATATTTTACCATTCTTTTCAGTATAAGGAACAATACCATGAGTGTATCGTAATGGAGCACCAGAAGCCGTTTCATCAGCACTACCTATTCCGAATAAGAAGTTTTGCTCCATATCCATCTTATGTTCCATTAACTTTTCAGTCCAGTTACGATTAAACTCATTTTTAATACCTCTATACTCTGTAGCAATAGATGTATTTGAAAATGTTTTAATAGCTGTTTTAAAGATTTGACAATAACCTTCTCTGTCATATAAAGCATCTTCCCAACCATCAGGAGCTTTACTTCCTTCAGCCCATGCACTACCAATAACTTGACCTTCTGCACCTGACGCAAAATCAGTATCAGTATTTGTATCTGAAAGAACTGTTGTACCAGCAGCTGTAATAGTTGTATATCCTGCGGTTGTTTCAGTTACTGCTGTATGGTCTATTGATGCATTTGAAGCAAGTTTTATAGTTGCAACATTACCATCGGTCCCTCTTATAGATATAATTTGACCAGGAAGTATAAAAGTACAAGGTTCATCTAAAGTAGTTGTTTTACCGAACTTATCATAAGCACAATCAAGAACTAAATCAGCTGGAACTGCACTACCTTTTGTATAAGTTGCATCTGTAACAGCTGTAGAAACTTTAAAATTTCGTCTTTGCCATTGATGTCTTTGTTCCATGAACTTAAATACTGGATCTGGAGTGGACTTTTTTGCCACTTTATTTAAATATACAAAGAAGGGTGATTGTTGAGGAGCTAATTCTGCAATTCTGCTCCCAAAATCTAAGGTTCTTCTTGTATCATTAATTGAAACACCTGTTGGGGTATTCCCTGTATCATTTGAATAAGCTGTTGTGTAATCAGCCATAATAATCTCCTACCCTAAAAAGGGTTATTTCTATTCTGCTCTGCTATCATGGAATCCATAATTTGATCAACCTCACTTCGATTTGTCTGTCCTTGAGCTGGCATTACACCCATTGGTGAAGGTATCTGTTGCGCTTGCTGCACCTGATTAAATACAGGTGAAGGTTGCGCCATAGCTTCAGTAGGGGTA